AACACCCACCTACAAGGCAACCAGCGCCGTCCTCGCAGGGCAGATCGTTGGATTCTCAGCAACCGGCGTCAGCCGTGAAGTTGTACCTGCAACATCATCAACAGGTGCCCCGGTCGGTGTGGCCTCATGCACAGCTGCCGCTGGTGATGAATTCATGGTCTATGGTGCGGGCTGCGAAGTCCTCGTCATGCTTGACACCGATAACGGAACCGCAGACGCTGGTGATATCATGGGCGTCTCAACCGTAGCAGGAATGGTTGCCGTCCGTGACCCCGCAATCCAGGCACATGATACCATTGTCGGCCTGCAGAACGCTGTCGGTCGTCTCCAGGAAGACATTGCAGCCGGTGCTGCAACCGTTGGCGGCAAAGGGTACATCATCGTTGAATTCTCCGCACCGGTGTGTGCAGCGAGCTAAGGAGGGACTGAAACATGACACAACTCTTAATCAGGGCTCTTGAAGCTGCATATGCACCCGACTCAGCCGAACAGAAAAAACTTCAGAACAACATTATCATCCGCGACCTATCCGCCTTCGAGCAGACCACCGGAACCCGGTATATGATCGAGGGAGAGGATGGCAAGAAAAGACCCGCCCGTGAACTGCTCTTATCAGAGGCCATCCAATCCACCACGCTGATCCAGACGGAGATCAACCGCACGGTTATGGATGGTGCCATGCCCGCCCGCTGTATGCGGGAGGCGGTCAACATCTATCCAATGACCAGCAATTCGATGATAATCCCGATCGGGGATTCCGGGAGATACGCCCCCTTTGTTGGTGAAGGTGCAGAATTTACCATCAAGAACCGGGAATACACCCCCCGTACATTTACCGCAAAAAAGATCGGGGAAATCCCACTCTGTACAAAAGAGATGGTAGACGACGCTCTCTTCTCGGTCATCGAAATGGAAGTCCGGGCGGCAGGCGAAGCGTGTGAGAACACCCTTAACCAGTGGATGCTCAAGGTGCTTCTCGACAATGCCGGGAATGAGTATGATATCGCCGCAGCAGTTGCAGCCCTTGGTGGTGCAGCAGCAATCCGTGAGGCAAAGGCACTTATCAAGGCCGACACATTCAACGCCAACACGCTGATCTATCACCCGCAGGTGGAGACCTACATCTTCAAGGACTACACCCCGATCGCATACAACCCCGTAGCACAGGAACAGATGAGGACCGGCCTGCTCCCAATGATCCTTGGATGCAAGCCGTATGAGTGCGGAGTTGATCTCACCACCACCACCGCACCAACCGCATCCGCATCGTATGTCTGGGGGGCACCCACCGATTCCTACATCGGGATGTGTCTCTTTGACAAGGCAAAGGTCGGTGGGATCGGGATGCGCCAGGACCTCTTTGTTGAGGACTACCGTGACCCGGTCCGTGACCTCGTTGGCGGGAAAGTCTCAATGCGTGTTGCCTGCCAGTATGGGATAGCAAACGCGATCTCCCGTGTCGAATACGGCGGAGCGTAAGCCTGAGGGAGGCAATCCCTCATGCTCACCACCCAGAACAGCGGCAAGTATCTCACTCGCAGCTACGAGCGGGATAAGAACGCGGGTGAATGGGATTCATCGAATCTCACCGCAGCCGAAATCTCCTTTTTGGAGATCCAGGATGGAGAGGGCCGGATCAAGCACGAAGCGGAACAGTTGAGGAGAAAGACCGATGGCTTACTGCACGACGACTGACATCTACCTGGAAGCGGGCACCAGTCTCGGAACAATCCAGATCAACGACATCACCAGTATGATCACCCGCAGCGATGCAGAGATCGCCGATATCCTCACAATCAAAGGAGTATCCGCACCATCGTCTTCATCACTTCTCAAAACCGCATCTATCGCCCTGACCATTGCCAAGGTCAAGCGGAGACAATCACAGGAACTCAGCCGGACGAACTCTGCGTCGGTTGGCGGGGATATCTCATACTCCGTCTCTCCTGAAGCGGAGGCAGCCGCGTATGAAGCCAAAGCCAAGATCGCGATTGATCAGTACGTCCTTTCAATTAATGGCGGCGTCCGGGTTTCCCGGGTACGGACCTCGAGGTGCCACTAATGGTCCTTCCCACAGTGTTTCTGATCCATTCGGCAACCCTGACGCATACAACCGTTATGGGAGTGGACGCATACGGTCAGCCCGGAGCTACTACCACAACCAGCACAACGGTAGCGTGCCGGTTCATATCGCCACGGGAAACTTTCAGGGGTGGTGTATTCATTGCCAGCACACCACGGGTCCTGTTGCCAGCCGGTACAGCCGTATCTGAAGGCGATACCCTGACCAGCACCGAGACCGGGTATGCTGAGACATTCCGCATTAACAGCGTTTCCATGACCTACGAAGCGGCAGTTAAGACCGTCTCGCACATCTCCTGTGAGATAGCGGCGGTGGTCTGAGTGAGCGACACAGAAAAAGTGAGTAACGAAATGTGTTTAATCCGTCACCAGATGGTCGATCAAAGGTGCGAGGCCATTGAAGGCGAAGTGACCGGGATGCGAGCAGACCTGAAAGAAGTCCGGGACTTGCAGAAGACCATCCTGTATGCAATCATCGGCCTGTTTGCCGCGTCGATCCTGACACTAATCGGGGTTATTGCGGGCAGGGTGATTGATTTCGGAGTGTTCTTTCCATGAGTAGCTTCTCGTTCGACGTATCGGCGTTCACACAGTTCAGCAAAGACCTCGAGAAGATCGCACAGGGGATCCAGAAGAACGAACGGGCAGCCGTCAAACTCGCGGGCAATGCGTACAAGAACGACGTGCAGCCCCTGCTCCAGTACAAGTCGGGCACGCTCCGGAGATCCGTTCATGTCGAACCTTCAGAAGAGGGCGGGCATCCGGTTGCATTGGTCGGAACTGACGCAATCTACGCAAAACAACGGGAGTACGGCGGAGTAATCACAGCCAAAAACGCCCCATACCTTGTCTTTCAGATAGATGGGCACTGGGTACAGACAAAGTCCGTATACCAGCCACCACACCCAGTATGGCGTCCGGTCTTCGATAACAACCTGCCGAAATACCGGGATATTATGATCGCCGCACTTGCCGGAAAACCATATGTGGAGGGCGTATGAAAGACCCCGTTCTGGCAATCATCACCCGCCTGAAAGCAGATGCGGCAGTTGCAGCGGTTGTCAGTACCCGCATCTATCGCATGGCACTCCCGACATCCCCGACCTTCCCGGCGATTACGGTATCCCGGGTTGATAACAAACGGACGAACGAGTGCCATGCAGGCGGCCACAATGCTATCAGTCGCATCCAGGTAACTACATGGGCAACGACTGACGGTGTTGCGGATAACCTCTCGGAACTCGTAGCGGACAGTCTCAACCGGGTTACCAGCACCAACCTATCGCCCGGCGTCTGGATTGTCAGTATCTTTGACGCAGGAACAGTACCGGACAACAACATGGATATCCCGGTGTATATGTATCACCGTGATTTCATGGTAAAATATGATTATTGACAGTAAGGAGGACAAATGACAAATCAGGCAAAAAGCGGACTCGGATTATCTGTAATCTGTGGCACTACCATTTATGGTGAGGTTACAAACGCAGATTCACCGACTTCAACGATGAGCAAAACCGATACTACCACGCATAACAACGTGGGTAGTGTAAAGACATCCCGGCCGGCATGGATTGAGAACGGTGAGATGTCGGTTGAAATGAACTACATCGGCAGCACCGCACAGGACGCATTACTGGCGATGTATTACGCCAAGACCGTAAGCACCTGGTATGTAGTTGCACCGATGTCGATCGGGCGTGCTTGGTCGTTCAGCGGGTATCTTGCCGGGTTACCAGTACCGAAGTTCGATAAGGAAGGTAATGCCACCATGTCGTTCAAGGTGCAGGCAACAGGCATCATTAACCAACTAACCACTTCAGCAGCCGGACTCACGACACCATTCCTCTCCGTAACGGATCAGGGCGCCACCGCCTTAACCCTCGCGCCAGCAGCAGCAACCGCCACGTATGGATATACCGTTACTGCGGATCTCGCCGATACTGGTGTTAAGGTAACCGCAACCGCAGCAGTTGGAACGATCTATATCGACAACACGCTGACGGCAACAGGAGTTGCATCCGCGGCGATCACGCTCGGCACGTCTGCGGGTGATGTTATCGCCATCCCGGTCGTGGTCTTTGATACCTCGGCGAAAGTCCCGAAAATCTACTGGATTGAAGCCACACACGGATATGTATAATCTGAGGGCCGATGCCTGACGAGTCATATCCGATGGGGATAGGGGAAAACACCTTCTATCTCCGTTTTGAGGACCGGGATGTTCAGGAGATTGAACGCATGATCTCGCTCTTTGTTGCATTTCATCCAGTCAATCGGACGTATGAAAACGCCTCGATCCTGTTATGGCGGGGTCTGCGGGTGAAAGACGATACCGGCACTCTAACGTATGCCATACAGCAAGGACCGCAAGGAAAAGAGCTGGCACTGGAGAAAGTCAAAGAGTTTACCCGCC